TAAAAATGGATAAAGAATTAGAAGAAGGAAATTATGATGAAGCTAAAAAATTAGGTGATTTATTTTCTAAATATATGGCAGATTCTAAATTTCGTGCAATGGATAAAACAGATGCAGATAAAACAGGCGGTATAAGAAATTTTTCTACAATTTATTCAGAAGTTGAAAAAGATGGTTTCATTCCACCTTGGGAGTATTATAAAAAAATAAAAGGTATTAGTCAAGATATAGTAGACAAAACAATTATGCATATAGAAAATTTTACTTTAAAACTTAATAAAGTAGAAAAAATGATAATCCCTCCATTAGACACACCAAAATTAGAAATCTGTGAAATTGATACAGATAATAAAATAGTAATTAATGATATAGAAGTTGACATTGATGAAAATAATGGAGATGGTGATAATGGCATCTCAAAATAATTTTAGTAAAAAGAGTAGAAGTATAAAAGATAGTGATACATTTTCTAATCCTCAGAAATTTGAGACAAATAATATAAATAATTTGCAAATAAAAAATTTTGAAAGTGTCAAAGAACAATGGAGAGAATTATGTAGTTATTTTAGATGGTATCCAGATAAATTTCTTGATTTTATTTCATCTCCTGATTCTAAAATACAATTATATTATTATCAAAGAGTATATCTAAGAATAATGATGAGATATAGAAAAGTGTTTTTAACAGCAACAAGAGGAACATCAAAAAGTTATCTTCAAAATTTAGCATTTATATTAAAATGTATTATGTATCCTAAAACAAAACTATTTACATGTGCTGTTGGAAAAGAACAAGCAGCAAAAATTACAGCAGATAACATTAATGATATTTTAGATCATTATCCTTTATTAAAAGGTGAAATAAAAACATTTGTTGAAAATAAAGATTATACTAAATTAATTTTTCATAATGGTTCTAAATACGATGTCGTTCAAATGCGTGATTCTACAAGAGGTGGTCGTAGGTATTCTGGATGTGTTGAAGAAATTTCAGATAAAAAATTTGATGGAAATATATTAAACGCAGTTGTAATTCCTTTAATGGCAAATGATCGTCCTGCTATGAATGGGAAAGTTGATCCAGAAGAAATACACAAATGCGAATTATATATCACAACAGCAGGGACACAGCAACAATTTTCATATGAAAAAATGTCAGAAGTTTATCAAGATATGCTTAATGGTAAATCTGCATTTTGTTTAGGTAATTCATATGAACTTCCATGTATGTATGGACAATTAGATATTGATTTTATTGAAGAATTAAGAGAATCTCCAACTTATTCAATACTTGATTTTATGAGAGAATATCAATCAATATGGACTGGTTCAAGTTCTGATAGTCTTGTTTCTGATGCAAAATTACAAAAATGTAGAAATGTTGGCATTGCAGAATGGGAACATTGTGGAGATAATAATGTAATTTATTGTTTAGCTTATGATGTTAGCAGAAATGAAGGAGATGAGAATGCTCTTTCTTGTTTAGTTGTAATAAAATTAACACCTAAAAATAGTGGTAATTATGTTAAAGAAGTTGTTAATTTATTTTCTATGGAAGGACAACATGATACTTGGCAAGCTAGGTTTTTAAAACAAAAAGTAAAAGAATTTAAAGCTAGAATTTTAATCGTAGATTCTAATGGCATTGGATCTGGAGTTTGTGACCAATTAGTATTAGATTTAGATGATGGTAATCCTCCTTATAAAGTTGTAAATGACGATAAATTACAATGGAAGAAATATGAATCACCAAATGGTATTCCAATGGTTTTTGCTTTAAAATCACAAAGTAAAGATTCGAGAAATAGTGATATGATAAATAATTTTATGCAAGTTTTTAATAAAATGGATATTGGTTTATTGAAAAATTCATATGAAGGAATAAAAGATTTAGAAAAAAAAATAAAACATAAGATAAAAGATAGTGAAGAATTAGCAAATTCACAAATTCCGTATTTATTAACTGATAATTTATGTGAAGAAATTATGAATTTAATTTATAAACAAAATGGCAATGAAACTAAAGTAGAAAGAGTTTCTAGAAAAATACAAAAAGATAAATTTTCTGCATTGCTTTATGGTTTATGGTGGGTTTATTTAGAAGAAAAGAAAAATAAAATAAAGAAAAAAAATACCAACATCTCCCCATCATCATATTTTGCAATAGCAAATAAATCATCCAGAGCAAGACGTTAATATAATAATACAGAAAGGAGGTTTTAAATGTCTGATCAAAACCTCTCCCCTACCCTATTCTCATTAAAAAAATCATGGGATTCAGCTAAAAACTTTTCCCTATCAAGAATAGGTGGTTTATTTAAAAATAAACAAAAAAAATTAAAAAATGTAACAATTGATAAAATAAAATTATGGTTAGAAAATCCACAAAAATATCAAAATGAGATACTTGATTTATCAGATAATTTATATGCACCTGAAGGTATTTATAAGGTATTAGTAAATCTAACTACAAATATGGCAACATTAGATAATTATCTTCAACCTGATTTTTACACAATGCAAAAATTAAAAGAAGAAATTAATAATCAAACTTCAAAAGAAATGTCTGAAGAAGAATCTCAAGAAGTGATAAATAAACTTTTAAAAAATTTTAATAATGAATTTAATACTGTTAGAAAATATATAGATAATATAGATATAAAGAAAACTGGACGTAGAATTATAGAAAGTTTAGTTAGATATGGTGCATATTGCGGATTTGAAAAGAATGACGGTAATTTCCCTTATTTATGGGATTTACCTATAAAATATGTTAGATTATATTCTATAAAAAACAGTCAATATACTGTAGAATTCAATTTTAAATATTTTGAAGATTTAAATAGAGATAATGAATTATCTGATTTTGCATGGGATATTTATCCTGACGAATTTAAAATATTATACAATAAATATAAAACTAATTCAGATAGATTAAGATATCCAGAATGGCAACCTTTACCTAGTGATAAAGTATGTTGTATTAAATTAGGTTGTGATAATGATACTTTCTTTTTGCCTTTATATAGTCAATTATTTACTGAGTTGTTTTTATTAAATGATTTAGTTGATGAAGAGATTGAGAGTTCTAAAGACCAAAAATTAAAAATGGTAGCAATTAATTTTCCGACTGATCAAGATAGTGGCATTCCGTTGGTAGAACCAGATGTTGTGTCATCTTGGGTTTCTGCTGTCGCAGCAAATTTACCAGAAAATGTTTGTGTTGTCGGTAGTCCTTATGAATTGTCTGAAATTTCTTTTAAAAGTGTTCAAAATGAAAAAACAAATTTAGCAGAATTCTCTAAATCAATGGCATATATGCAAGCAGGTGCAAATCCTCTACTTCTTGGTGGTTCTAGTACAAATTCTTCTGTAGGAATAACTCAAAATTTAGTTTATATACAGTCTTTAGTTTTTGCAATGCTTGATAAAATTCAAAGTTGGTTTAACTATCGTATTAGCAATGTTAATCTTAGAAAGAAATATACTTTTAGATTAAATATATGGAAAACAAGTTGGTATAATCAACAAGAAGAAGTGGACAAAGAATATAAATTAACTACAATTGGGGGTTCTTTTAATGTAATTGCGACAAAATTAGGTCACGATAGCAATGCATATAATGCAACTCTTGAATATGAAAACTTAATTAAATCAAAAGAATCATGGGTAACGCCTATTAATATGAATCAAAATACTGTTAATTCTGATAAAGGTGGTAGACCAGAGACATCAGACCCCAGTGACAATACCATAATCTCGCAGGATAAAGAAAATAATAACAGGTAAATTTTTAATTTAAGGAAGTGTTTAATTTGAAACCTTTTTATTGCTATAGTAATAGACTTAAAAAGGAATTGTTAGCAATTGGTGAAAGATATATTGCTAGAACATTGAATGAAAATACAAATAAATATTGTTGGGTATTTATGAGAACAGAAACATTATGTGAATATTTAACAAAACGTAAACAAGGACTGGTATAATAATCAGTTCTTTTTAATTTAAAATAAATTTATTTTGGAGGATGATAATATTGAAAAAAATAGATTTTAATATAATTAAACAATATGTTGAAAGTTTAAGATATAAATTAATAAGTACAGAGTATATAAACGCAAAAGAAAAACTTATTATAAAAGATAAAGATGGATATTATTATGCAATAAGTTATGATAATTTAAAACAAGGTAATATTCCATTACTTGCTCATAAAAGCAATCCATACTCAATACAAAATATAAGATTATTTATAAAAAATAGTAATCCTAATTTCGTTTTATTATCAGATAAATATGAAGGTAAAGATGTTCATTTAACTTTAAAAGATAAATATGGATATTATTATTCAATAAGTTTTCATAATTTAAAAAGTCATGGTATAAATCCATTATTCGTGGATACACATAATTTATATTCCATACAAAATATAAAGTTATTTTTAAAAATAAATAATTGCAATTATACTTTATTAACTGATGAATATAAAAATGAAAGAACAAAGTTAGTTTTAACAGATAATTATGGTTATTTATATGCTAAAACTTGGACAGCTTTACGGAGATTGAATAATTTTCATATAGCAATTGATGATAATCCTTATTCAATTCAAAACATAAAATTATGGTGTAAATTAAATAATAAACCTTTTGAATTATTAAGCGGTGAATATAAAAGAAACAATAAAAAATTAAAATGGAAATGTTTAAATGATGAATGTGGAAAAATATTTGAAATGAGTTGGAGTGATATTTCGCAAGGTTGTGGTTGTCAAGAATGTTCAAAATCAAAAGGTGAAAAGAAAACTAGTGAGGTTTTAATTAATAATAATTATAATAAAATATCACAAGAAGAATTTAATAAATTAATTAATAAAGATAAATATAATGAATATTATTACATACCACAAATGAAATATAATGGATTAATAGGTTTGGGTAAGGGATTATTATCTTATGATTTTTATTTACCTAAATATAATTTATTAATTGAATATCAAGGAATTCAACACGAAAAATACATACCAGGATTTCATAAATCTATAAAAGATTTTGAAAAACAACAAGAGCATGATAGACGTAAAAAGGAATACGCACAAAAACATAATATAAATTTACTTGAAATTTGGTATTGGGATTTTGATAACATTGAATCTATTCTTATTAAAGAATTAGATATTCAATTACAAAAAGTATCTTAGATAATTTTAAGTATCATAAAGAAGGTGATTATTATAAAATTTATACATTGTTTCTCTGAAGAATTAAAAAATAAATTACTTAAAAATGGTTTTAAACTATTGTCTAAAAAAAATGGTTTTTTTATTTTTGAGAATCCCCCCACTTTATCGTTTAATTTTAATCAAATAGATAAAAAACAATTTACTTTTAGTAATAAAATGATTTTTTAGAAAGGTGGTGAAAATATTGAACACAGCAAAAGAATTACAACATTTATCTCTTGCTACTTCATATGAAATTGACAATAGTTTTGATTCTGATAAATTCATCAAAATGAGGCTTAGAATCTGCCATGATGGTGTTAATCCAAATTCTTCATATTTTGAAGCAGAAAGTATGGAGAAAACAAAAGATTCTATTAAAAATATCCCAATTCTTGCCAATGTAATTTTTGATGAAAATGATCAACCTCAATTTGGTGGTCATGATATGGTAATAGAAGAAAGTAAGACAAATGAAGGAGAATATAAATTAATTTACAAAGAAACTCCCATAGGATTAGTACCTGAAAATTGTAATCATACTATTGAAAAATTCAATGATAAAAATTATGTATTTTGTGATGCATATATTTGGAAGGAGT